TTTTCTATACTTACTTGGTTCATTACCAATAAGTTTATTATTGATATTAGCCTAGGCCAATATTTTTGTATTGAAATTATCTTGCTTTTACTGAATTATTTTTATACATTCGTAATGCAAAAATTACAACTACCTCGTGCTGAGTAAGTACGGGGTTTTTTATCCTTAAACAATGACAACAAAGAAAAAAAATACAAGCTGGAATAGCCAGCGAGAAGGATTTCTTGACTCTTTGAAGTACATGAAGGGACGTCAACAAGGTTTAATTAAAAGCTTAAAGACACCCTGGGATAAGTTTAATGACGCAACAACAAGTGGTTTAGAGTGGAACTCAATGACGGTTATAGGCGGAAGACCGGCAAGTGGGAAAACTCTTATCAAAGATCAAATAGTCCGAGAAGCTTTTCTCTTGAATAAAGGGGAGAATTTTAGGGTATTAGAATTTCAGTTTGAGATGATAGCTCGTACTTCAGCTATCCGTGAATATTCTAGTGTACTTGGTAAACCTTATAAGTACTTATGTAGTGCTTCAGGAACTATCACGGATGAAGATATTGAGAAATGTTATGAATATGCTAAAGGAAGAGTCCAGTATCCTATAGATATCGTAGAGGACCCATGTACTGTTAATGAGTTCAAAGAAATCATTAAAGATTATATGGAGTACTATGCTGAATCTGATGAAAATGGAGAAAAGCTTTTTAAGAAAACTGTTATAACATTAGACCACTCGCTCTTACTCAAGAAGGCACCCTTTGAGAAAGACAAATATGACATGTTGTATAATTTAGGTGAGGCACTAACGGAACTTAAACGTAAGTATCCTATAGCGTTTATCATCTTGAGTCAGCTTAATAGGAACATAGATAGTCCTGAACGTAGTGAAGACGGTAAATATGGTAACTTCATATTAGAGTCGGATTTATTTGGAGCTGATGCATTATTACAGCATGCTGATACATTAGTAGGAATAAACCGTCCTGGGAAACAAAAGATACGCTTATATGGTCCTGATAGATTTATCATTGAGGATGATAAGGTTCTTGTAATGCATTTTATCAAGTGCCGTAATGGCGATGCTAGAATGAGTTTCTTTAAGGCCGAGTTTGAAAAAATGAGAATAGTTGAGATGCCTACGCCGCCTCAACAAGAAAGAAAAATTAAATTCTAAGTAACATGTCAATAAGCACAACACAAAAAGCAGACAATGTAAAGGATAAGCTTCAAGAACTTAGACAGTATCATCAGGGAACTTTTGATGCTCTAGGTATTCCAGATGCACTTTACATTCCTAAGTTAATTTATCGCCCACAAGGTAAAGATGAAATGCATTTCAGCATGTTTGTCGGCGAGCTTCGTAAAGAACAAGATGTTTATACTGAAGCTGTAAGCCAGGCAAAAGACCCTGAAGATATTAATCGCACCTTGTATGTTTGGCGTTATAATCCACACTGGTTAGAAGAATATGATACCACCGAGCCTATGGCTAATGGTCAAGTAAGATATCTTATTCCAGCTGCTGAATTAGTTAAAGTTAACATTCCTGGTAAAGAAGACAAAAAAACTATTTCTACTAAAGGAAAATCACCTGCAGCACCACTTGTAATGGATTTTGATGAAATTTTAGATCCTGAACAAGATGCTCCTTTTGATCAATTAACAGTGCGCGATATTGCAGCATTGTTACTAAAGAGACCCGTAAGTAACAAGAAATGGTTGAATGATTTATTAAAATAACATGGAAATTAAATTGCCGTTAGAAAAAGTTAAGGCTGTATCTCAAAGCCCAAGTAACTTAATTATTTTTTCAAAGCCTAAGACTGGTAAAACAACCTTGTTTGCCAACTTAGAGAATTGCCTTATTCTGGATTTAGAAAATGGTGCCGATTATATTGACGCTATTAAGATTAAAGCAAGTTCAGTTGAAGAGATTAAGCATATTGGTAAAGCTATTAAAGATGCTGGTAACCCATATCAATATGTTGCTGTAGATACTATTACAGCATTAGAAGAGATGTGTGTTCCTTATGCCGAAGAACTTTATTCTAGAACACCTATGGGTAAAAACTGGTTCACATCAGGTAAAGCACAATATGGTACTATTCTTAGTTTACCAAACGGTGCTGGTTATCCATATCTTAGAGAAGCTTTTACAAAGGTTGTTGATTATATCAAAACCTGGGCTCCTAGAACAATATTGGTAGGACACGTAAAAGACACACTTCTTGAAAAAAACGGTTCCGAGTTTAACTCTTTAGACTTGGATTTAACCGGTAAACTAAAGAGAATATCTTGTTCTAATTCTGATGCTATAGGTTATTTATACCGAAAAGGCAAAACTAATATCTTAAGTTTTAAAACTTCTGATGAAATTGCCTGCGGTGCAAGACCTGAACACTTGAGAAATCAAGAGTTTGTAGTATCTGAATTAACAGATGAAAACGTAATTAACGTAGATTGGAGTAAAATTTATATCGATTAACCCTAAGTAAAATGATAAGTACAAAAGATGTAGTAAGTACAACTGGTGGATCCAGTGTACCTAAAGTAATTCAACCAGGTAATGAAACATGTACAGTGTTGAACATTAAGCTAGAACCAGCTCGCTTTAAAGAAGGTGGTTATGATATTATCCTTAATGTTGAAGGTCCAGTAATGGGCGATGACTTTGAAGGCTTTTGGATTAACAAAGATGACCAGTCTTTGGGACGCCATTTAGGTCAAGTGGGTCGCGTTCGTGCAAGTGAGTATCCTTATGCTGATGGTACTACTAAAAGTGGTATTGAGGTAAGTCGTGATAAAGAGCTTCTACGTTTCTTGCAATCTTTTTGTAAGGAAACTAAATCTCTTGAATGGTTTGTGCAGCAAGATAACAAGCATGAAACCATTGAATCTTTATTTGAGGCTTTTAACAATGATAAGCCATTTGCAGGTAAAGAAATTCGCATGTGTATTGCGGGTAAAGAGTATGTGAATAAAGAAGGTTATACTAACTATGATTTATTCTTACCTAAGTATTCTCGTGGTCAAGTACCATTTGAGTCTGCTAGCATTGAAGAAAACTCTAGTAAAGTTGTAACTTTTGATGAGCAAATCCACGTTAAGAAACGTAAAGTTGAAAGCGTAAGCTCATTTGGTGATAATGAAACTGCAGCTCCAAAAGCTACAGGTGACTTTGAACTTTAATTTTAATTGAATATAGAGGGGAGTGTAATGCTCCCCTTTTTATTCTTAATACATTTAACATGATTAGTACAAAATTACAAGCTACAACTGCTAATAGCATTCCATCTTATTGGGTGTTTGAACATTTTTGCAAATTAGATACTAAACTTGTTGGTCAAAATATCAAGATTAAATCTCCTTTTAATCCAGCGGAGACTAATCCTAGCTTTTGTATATATGTAAAAGGCAATAAATATTGCTTCAAAGATTTCTCTACAGATAATGGGGGCAATCATATTGAGTTTGTAAAACTTATTTATAATTGCGATGCTATGCAAGCTGCAACAATTATGCTTGAGGAGTACAACAAAACTGTTGGATTAGATGATGAAAGGTTTATTAAACCTGAGGGTCGCTATGAAGTAACTAGCTATCAAGAAAGAAAGTGGACTAACTTAGACGCAGAATATTGGACACAATTTAAGATTGATTCTAATACTCTTAACCATTATGATGTAAGACCTATTGAGTCTTATATTATGGAGAAAGAGAATGCTCCAGATGTTACTATGAAAAGTGCATATTTCTATGGTTACTTTAGAAGTAGCGGCGAGTTGTATAAAATTTATCAGCCAAAAAATAAAGAGAACAAGTTTATAAAGGTTAATAGTTATATTCAGGGTACTGATCAATTAAAGTTTGATAAGCCCAATCTTATAATCTGCAGCTCTCTTAAAGATATTATGGCATTAAGCAAGTTTGGTTATAATGCTGAATTTGTAGCACCAGATAGCGAGAATACAATGATTCCTAGCGGGTCAATCGCAATGTATAAAGATCGTTATAAGGCAATATGTACACTATTTGATTATGATGAAGCGGGTATAAGATCTGCAGATAAGTATAAAAAACTATATGGGATAAACAAAGTTATCCTACCTATGTCTAAAGACTTATCTGATTCTGTGCGTGACTTTGGTATTCAAAATGTACATGAAGAATTATTTCCTTTATTAAAAGAAGCGTTAAAGAAATGAGTTGGATATATCAACATAGAGATTTTACCGAGGACATGATTCCTGATGGTGCTGTAGGATTTGTATATCAGATGGATGTTATCATAGATGGTGAACGCAAGTCCTATATAGGTAAGAAGAACTTCTTTTCTGATGTTAAGACCAAGCTCAGCAAGAAGGCTATGCCTACTGACAAACGTAAGAAGACTTACAAGCGTGTAAGAAAAACTGTATATCAAAACTACTATAGTAGTAATGAAACACTTAAGGCAGCTCATAAAGCTGGAGTACCTATTAAGAGAACCATCTTAAAG